ATTAAGAACACTTATCTTGATAAAATTATACCGAATCTTGATAGGGATTCTCGATTGCGTACTGGGTTTAACTTACACGGTACTACTTCTGGTCGTCTATCCTCTAGTGGTAAATTGAATATGCAACAGTTGCCGAGGGATAACCCAACGGTAAAAGGTTGTATCAAAGCAAGAGAAGGACATAAAATCGTCTCTATGGACTTAACAACGGCAGAAGTGTATGTTGCTGCTGTTTTGGCGAAAGACGTAGGACTGCAGGACGTATTCAGAAGTGGAGGCAACTTCCACTCGAGTATCGCAAAGCAAGTCTTTAAACTACCATGTGATGTTGACCAAGTCGATGAATTATATACGGCTAAACGTCAACAGGCGAAAGCTGTTACATTCGGTATAATGTATGGAGCTGGGCCCGCTAAGATTTCATGGCAGGTTACGAAGGACTCTGGTACAGAGTTCTCAATGCAAGATGCACAGAGAGTTATTTCGGAATATTTCCAATCATTCCCTAATCTGAAAAAGTGGTTAGATGAATGTGGTGCTTTTATAAAAAGTAATGCGTTTATTTATTCACAGTTCGGAAGGAAGCGTAGGCTTCCCAATGCTAAATCAAGAGATAAAGGTATTGCGTCTCACGAAGTAAGGTCTGGAATTAACTTTCTTGTACAGTCTGTCGCATCAGACATCAACCTATTGGGTGCGATAGATATGCAACACTACATCAATAGAAACGGAATGAACTCCAAAATCTTTGGGTTAGTACACGACAGTATATTAGCTGAAGTGCCTGAAGATGAAATGGAGGTCTATTGTGAAAACCTGAAATCCTTCGTTCAAAAAGATCGAGGTGTTTCAATACCCGGTTGCCCTGTAGGGTGCGACTTTGAAATAGGTAACGACTATAGTTTTGGCAAGTGGGACAAATACTATGAAGAATGAAATATTTAAAACAAACGGCTGATTGTATGTACCATAGGTTTTTTCGCATAAATAGACACAAGTTTGATGGTAAAAGTGATGATATCGCTGCCTTCTTACTAGCTGTCTTATGTTTTGGTACAATGTGGGTCAGTCTAATGCAATTAAACGGTTATTAAGGAATTATGAAAATGTTAAAAGGACAGCGTATTGCTGTAACAGGTCACACAAGCGGGATTGGTAAAGAAATTTACGAATATTGTCAGTTTCATGGAGCAGATGTGAAAGGATATAGTAGAAGCAACGGTTTTAACCTAAAAGACGGTGGTGATAATATCATCAACGATATTCTTAGGAACGATGTGGATATAGTATTCAATCATGCGTGGTATCCTCGAATACAGAACAAAATTCTAAAAATACTGCATACACAATGGAAAAAATATAACAATAAAGTAATTGTAAACACAGGCTCCGCAACTTGTTATTATAGTATAGGTGCAGACATATACGAAAAAGACAAGGCAGAGCTAAGAGATTATTGTATTAAGGCGGCGGTAGATTTTCCCCATTCTAATAAGTGTAGAATACACAATGTTAGTATGGGGTGGACTAATTCTAAAATTTTAGAAGGAGTTGAAGATGGGGAGTATTTTATCGACCCATACGAAGCCGCATTAGTACTAATAAACCTAGTTCAACCTCAGAACTATGTAGTATCAGAAATAGTGGTAAATGCTAAATTTAAACCACTCAAAAGCATGGTGCAGTTACGCGATCAAGCAACTGCTAATGTTTTAAAAGATTTAGGAGCTGGAAGTTGAAGAAAACTAGAATACGTAAGGAAATTCCCGATACTCTTGCAAGTTCGCAAGATATGAGGGAAGCGGTAGCGAAAGCTGACCCCCGCACTAATACTTACATGCCTGTAAGCGCTGGGATTGAGTCTACTGCGGCTCTTCTTTATGCAGTTAGAGACCCAGACTTACACCCCTTCTGTGTACATTGGTATGAACAGCGATATGGTTTATTTTCAGATGCTATGTCGTTTTATACACAGAAACAAGCGGAAATGTTTGATTTACCCTATGGTAATGATTACTCGATGCTGTCAACCTTACCAAATGAGAAGGAAGTTCCGATTATAGTATCGGGACTTTCTTCCTTCATGTCTGTAGTCTTAGGGTCGCCGGGCGACTTTAAGTTTAAGTGGTTTATGATGGGTGCGAACGCTGAAGATGATATGCGTATGCGATTGCAGTTCAGAGAATATCGTAAAATCATGGCAACTTACGCTAGTGATGTACTCGATGGTTCTGGAGTGGATTTGTCCGCAGTTAGAGATATACCACAAGTAATAAATCCATTGGATTTTTTAACAAAATCTGAGATGTATGCCCTCATTATTAGAGAAGAGCCCAGATTATTAGAAACAATTTGGACTTGTTTTCTACCAAAAGGAGCAATAAAGAAAAATAATAAAGTAGTAGGATATGAGCCTTGTGGCGAATGTTACAAGTGCGCAGAATTACAACAAGCGAAGAAAACAGCTGCAGACGCAGTATTTCGCTACCAAGAAGGACTAAAGTATTTTAGTACGATTATGAAGGATATGAAAAAATGAAACCCTTTTTACAAAGGTCGTTCTTACATCTACATGAATGTTATACAGTAAATCAGTATGTAGATTTATTATGGAAGCAAAATAAATTACTCCAATTTAAAGGAAAAAATGGAGAAAAGTGGCAACTACAAGGTGACCCGCTAACAGACGCAATAGGGTTAGTTTATGCTGGTACAGTAGGAAAGATACTAAAGAAAGAATTAAGTCTAACACATACAATGCTTAGACGATGGAGACAAGGGTGTTATATGCATTGGCATAGAAATAGATGGGAATGTGAATATACAGTATCAATTCAAATTTCTGATACTAATTGGCCAATAGGATTTGCCCAAAAACAACAAGAAGGTTCTAATCCCGCCATAATGGGATTACAAGAAGAAACTGCACTAATTTTAACGCCACAACAAGGAGATGCAGTTATATTTAATGGTGCTGAAACGCATCATGGTAGAAGGGCATTAAAAGACAATGCCTGTACTACACTAATGCTATATTATGTTGAAAAAGATTCATTTTTAGATACAAAAGATAGTAGAAAAAATTATGGGGATAATTATAAAACAAGAATTAGACCTAACGGTAATATGTGGGAAATAAATGCTTAAGAATGTAGGATATATAGAATACGAAAACGGCTATGTTAAAAAGTGCAAACATTTTGACTTGCTTACTAAAGAAGAATATGCCGTTATAATTAAAAATAGATGCGATGCATTTATAGTACAAAATAAACGAATTATGAATCCTGTAGATAGTTTAGAGGAACACTCTTACTTTCTATGGATTGAGGAACCAATTAAGGGTGAGATGGTAGCCTGTGTAAGAATAGTACCACCAACTCACGCATACGAATATAAAGGTAGAATTTACCCAATTTGGGATAAAGCTTGGATTACAGACTCAACAGTATCGTTGTTTCCTGTGCCTGGCTTTAGTGATGCAAATGCTTATATCTGGACACCAGAGTGGACAGAACGAGTAACAGGTTGCAATAATTCTATTATGGATTTATATGAAGATACACATAGTATTATGATGTTCTTCCAAAAACACATGGATCATTTAAACTATCTAGGAACGGAACCAGATGAGTATGGATATGATGGTTTTAAGTGGGTGTATGAACCAATGCCTATACAACAGGCAATGACAATAATAGGGAAGTTTATTGAAAAGGAAGCATCAGACTAGACTAAGAACACGACAGAAAGCACGAAGAAGAATATGGTGTATGCATAAGAAAAATGATTATCAAGTAACTTCAAAAGAGGAGTTACAATTTCCTATTTATGTTATACACAGCGATAATGTAGAGTTAGTAGACGGAATTTTATGGTTAGATGACCAAGTGCTTGACGATAAGAACATGACAGGAGAAACTCTAGGAAGGAGAAGAATCCAGTCACCAATGAAAAGTATTTACCCTTTGAGGTACATGATAGAAGATGAAATCGGACTCATGAGGCATAGAGGAAAAACTTTTTTAGATAGTAATGGTAAAGTATTTAATTACGAGAAAACAGAAACTTGTAAGTTAATTTACCATAAAATAATGAAAAGAGAAAAGAAAACAATCGCTACAGTATTATGGTTAAAAGATTGTCCTTTTCCTTTTGCAGAAAAGAGCCCACCTAGTGTAGAACTGACTTGGGCAGGAGTTTTATATAGAGAAGGTGTTCCATGGCGCATCTTTGATTTTTCAACAGAATTTAAAAAATCTACTTGGAGAAAGATTTGAAAAAAGGAAGTAAAAAATATTTAGCGGCACTAATAGTGCTATTTATAGGTCTTATGCTTATAAGTGGCTGTAGTGCTTATACAGAAATACTACCAGGTCTTTGTCATAGTGATAGAGATGGTATGCTTATATGTGATTGTCCCGAAGAAGATAGGACATATCATGGGCATTGTATAGAAAAAGAAGAAAAAGTTATTGAGCCTCCTTGTGAAATATGGAGAAATGTAGACGACCCCGATGCCTATATGAACTGTATTCAGAATCAAATGGAACGAGCAGAGTTCATGGAAAGAATGGCATGAGTTATGCCGGTGGTAATTTTAATAGGTATTCAAGTGAGTACCTACAAATATTTGGAGGAAAAATGGACGTAATTATTTATGGAAAGGACAACTGTCCTTATTGTGACGCAGCTCAGCGTTTATGTGAGCAAGTAGGACTTAGTTATGAATATAAAAAACTAGGTAGAGATTTTGACGCATTAGAAATGGCAGAGGAGTTTCCTTCTGCAAGAACTTTCCCTCAAATAATATTGAAAGGGGAGAAAATCGGTGGTTTTACCGATTTACAAGCGGAATTAAAAGATGGAATTGAATAAAATAATAGAAAAGCTGAATGAAGGCATTGTATTACTAGAATATACAAGTTTAGTTTCTGGACAGAATAAAATGAGAGAAATGACTCTTAATCATAATCTTATTCCAGAAGCACATTGTGTATTTAAAAAAGATTGGAAACAAAAACCCGACAACGATAAGTTAATATGTTATGACATAGAGTTCGGAAAATGGGACGACATAGATACCCAAACCATTCGTAGTTATAAAGTGATACATATAGAAAAAGACTTTAAGAAAAAGCAGAAAGAGTTAACAGAATTAAACCACGACGGTGATTAAATGTGTGGTTTTGTAGGCACTACTAATAAGCCTTTAACTAAGATTATGCTTCAAAAACAAGAGCATCGCGGACCTGATGCTCTTTCTTTCTGGAACGATAAAAAATTCGGATTCGGTCATGCCCTTCTGGACATTACAGGAGCCAACCAAACCCAGCCCATTACTACTCCAGATGGTAATATATTACTATTTAACGGAGAAATGTATGATAGTAGAGAAAAGAACGATACAGTATGGTTAGGAAAAATGTTGGACAAGTATGGAACTTCTATACTAGAGTGGTCAGATTGGCATGGCTCTCTTGCTTACTATAATCCTAAAGCACAATCCCTTCATTTAATACGAGATCAGTTTGGAACAAAACCTTTATGGTGGAAATATGATGGAGAGCACTTTGAATTTAGTACAAGTTGTAAATCTTTTTTACATAAAGAGTTAGAAACTGAAGAAAGAAAATTTGGGTCAATGGGAGATGAATGTATTTGGAAAGGAATACATAAAGTTGAACCAGGAGGTCTATTACATTTTGATTTAAAAAAGAACTTTAAACTTACTAGAAGGAATTTATGGAATTGGTTAACTTTTCGTAAACAACCCTTCAATAAAGAAGAATTTATAGAAAGAACAAAGGAGTCAATATTAAAAGTTGCAAATTATGGAAATTCAGACAATAAACACGCTATTTTTCTTTCTGGCGGTTTTGATTCTACTCTTGTAGCATCTATTTGCCGTGAAAGTACTAAAGATATCACGCTTTTTACTTGCGGTTACTTAAATGAAAAAGGAAATTCTCATGAACATTGGGGTTTTCAAGAAGAAAGTATGATGGCTAAGAAAACTGCCGAATTATTTGGTAGAGAATTAGTTCATGTAGATTTAGGTAGAGACGAAAGAATAGCATTAGGAAAAACTTGGTTAGCAGGCACACATTATGCGTGGTCAGACCACAATAGACAAGCTCCTAGATATAAGTTAGCAAGAGCAGCTGCAGAACATGGCTGTAAAGTAGTATTGACAGGAGATAGTGGAGACGAGCTATATTCAGGATATTTACATCACGATAAAAGATGGAATGAAAAGTATTGTATAAACATGATGAATGATGCAAAAAACTGGAGATGGTTTCCTGATAGTGTTTTTGAGTTTTCTGACCCTAAAGCAAACAGTCTTTTTATAGATTTATTAACTACTTCTGAGCAAAATATTTTAGCAACAGATCAAACCTGCGGGTTATTTGGTATGGAATCTAGGATTCCTTTACTTACACAAAGGTATGTGCATTATAATATGACTATACCTACAAAAACAAGATTTACACACTTCGATGGACTAGATTTAGGAACTACAAAATACCTTATGAGAGAAGTGATGAAAGAATATCTACCCAAACACGTAATATATAGAAAGCAAAAAACAGGGTGGAGTAGTCCGTGGGACAATAATCACCCACAACAATCAGTTCGTTGGAGAAACGAAGATTTAGAATTATTAAAAAGGCTAGGTGCATGAAGGCAGTAATAAGTAACAGAATACAGCTTCAAGGAGATGCTGTTTTCCTTGAAAATCTTGAGAGGGAACTAACTTATAGTTTACCTCCTCGTATGCCGCAAGACCCACCTATGATAATAAAGACAATTCGCCCATTGCGAGAAGGTTTGGTTTCCATACCAGTCGGAAGATTGGACTTGATACCAGACGAGTATGAAATTATCGATAAACGCGTACATGCACCGATAAGCTTTCCCGAATTTAAGTTCGAGTTACGTGCGTCCCAGCAGGCGGTTTATGACGAAATATTTGACAGTAGTATAATTAACGCTTGGGTCAGTTGGGGAAAGACATTTACAGGTTTGGCTATAGCTGCAAAGCTTGGTCAGAAAACATTAGTAGTAACACACACAACTAACTTGAGGAATCAATGGGAAAAAGAAGTACAGAAATGTTTCGGCATACAACCTGGGCGAATCGGAAGCGGGAGCTTCGACACTTCGTCCCCGATCGTGGTAGGGAATATTCAAAGTTTATACCGCAAGATAGAGGAGATAAAACATTTATTCGGAACAGTTATTTTGGACGAAATGCATCACGTTTCAAGCCCTACGTTTACCCGAATAATAGATGAAATGCCTTCTAGGTATAAGATAGGATTGACAGGAACACTAGAAAGAAAGGACGGCAGGCATGTAGTATTCAGAGATTACTTTGGACACCATGTTTTAAAACCACCAAAAGAGAATTACATGACACCTAGTGTAGATGTGATTAAATCTGAAGTACGATTTCTAGATGGTTCGTTTACTCCGTGGGCGGAAAGAGTCAATCATTTGGCTACAAATGAAGAATACATACATAGTGTAGCAATGATTGCAGCAAAGTACGCAGCAGACGGTCATAAAGTATTAGTAGTATCTGATAGAGTTGCATTTCTAAAAGTATGTCAACGATTAGTTGGAGAAAATTCAGTATGTATTACTGGAGATATGGATTTCCAAGAAAGAGAAGATACTATGAGAAGAATAGGCGGAGACAGAAATATTTTATTTGGTACACAGGCTATATTTTCAGAAGGAATTAGTTTGGATTCTCTAAGTTGTTTAGTACTTGGTACACCTGTTAATAATGAACCATTGCTTACACAGTTAATTGGTAGAGTTATCCGTAAAAAAGAAGGTAAACTACAACCAAAAGTAGTAGATATCCATTTAAAAGGTAAGACGGCAGCCAGACAGGCTAACGCACGTATGGGATATTATGTTAAACAAGATTATAAGATCAACATTAAGTAAAAGAAACTTTATTTGTATTAAATCCAACAAAAAAATAATACTTGACACGAGTTTCAAAAATTGGTATAATATATGATATATTTTGACTGGAAGAAGATTTTGGAAGCGACTAATGGCAATGTTGGTGACATCATTACCATTATGAGAATAATAACTTTTAGAATCACTCCTAAAAACTATTACGATAAGACTTTTAAGTTTTATGAGAAAAACTTTCATGGCAGTTCTTTTTTGGTAAACCCAAAAGATTTGCTAGAGAAAGGGCGTGCCTTTAGTGATAAAGAGGTTGCGGAGTATGTAGGTGTTGCATCATTCCGTAATTCTTACGAGTACGCAAAAACAAAAGACACCACCCTAGACCTCATTTTCTGTCAAGTTAGTGAGGACACGATTAACCAAAACAGACTGCTCGAGATTAGAGATGGAAGGGTTCATTTCAAATACGAGGAGACACATTAAGGAGATTATTATGGCGATAGGCTTTAATACAACAAAGGGCTCTGCCCAAAAGTCCAAGATTGAAACTTACAATTTTGGCAACAAGGAAGATCATCACATCAGATTGGTTGGTGACCTTCTACCAAGATATGTTTATTGGATAAAAGGCGAAAACAACAAAAACATTCCTATGGAGTGCTTGTCTTTCGACAGAAATTCAGAAACATTTAACAATGTCGAGCATGACCATGTTCGAGATTTTTATCCTGACTTAAAATGCGGTTGGGCTTATGCAGTCCAAGGCATCGACTACTCTGACAAAACTGTCAAAGTGGTTAACCTAAAAAGGAAACTTTTTGACCAAATTCTAGTAGCAATGGAAGACTTAGGAAATCCTACTGATACTGAGACTGGTTGGGATATATACTTCAAGAGATTGAAGACTGGCCCTCAAGTATTTAATGTTGAGTATCAACTGCAAGTACTTAAGTGCAAACCGAGAGCATTGGAAGATTGGGAACAAGAACTGATCGCAGAACTTAAGTCTATGGACGACGTACTTCCTAGACCTACACCTGACGCTCAGCTTGAGTTACTCAAAAGAATTCAAGGTGCTGAATCTAACGAAACAGTAGACGAGGAGTTTGACGTATCATGATAGGAGTAGGACAGGCTTTCCCTGCCTTTGAATTAGAGGGAGTAAATGAAGATAACGAAATTACAACTATAAATAGTTGGGATTTGGTTGGGTGGACAGTTATATACTTCTATCCTAAAGACTTTACTTTTATATGCCCTACAGAAATTGCTGATTTTGACGCTTTAGTCGATCACGAAACTTCAGTAGTAGGCATATCAGGTGATAACGAGTTCTGCAAACAAGCGTGGAGAAACGTCAATGGAATGATTAGAGAAATCAATCACCCATTAGCTGCTGATTCAGGATTGTATCTTGGAGACCAACTAGGAATTGTTGACGAGGAAAATGGAGTTCACTTCAGAGCAACATACATACTTGACGACGAAGGAATTATCCAACATATGTCAGTAAACGCTCTCGACACAGGAAGAAATGCTAACGAAGTTCATAGAACGTTAGAGGCTTGTAGAGCAGGTGGATTAACTGGCTGCGCATGGGAGCCTGGAGATGAATTCGTAGCATGATTCTCTTCACAGCAGATTGGCACATAAAACTTGGACAAAAGAATGTTCCGACCGATTGGGCAATCAATCGGTATAAGATGTTCTACGACCAAATAAATGCGCTTGAACAGGACTGTGATATGCATATCATAGGCGGGGATTTGTTTGATCGAGTCCCCTCTATGGACGAACTTACTCTTTATTTTGATTTCATTAGAGGAGTAACAATTCCGACTATTATTTATGATGGTAATCATGAAGCAACTCGGAAAAACAAGACTTTCTTTACTAATTTAAAGAAAGCAACTTCAGATGTAAATGCATTAGTAGAAGTTATAGATACAAGCTATGAGGAAGATGAGTGGGGTATTTTACCCTATGCAGATTTACATAGAAAAGGTGCTATAGAAAACTTTAAATGTAAATACTTATTCACTCATGTGCGTGGAGAGATACCACCACATGTAGTGCCTGAAGTAGATTTAGAAAGGTTTAATCAATTTGATATTGTTTTTGCTGGAGATTTACATGCACACGAGAATACTCAACGTAATATTGTTTATCCAGGCAGTCCTATGACAACAAGTTTTCATAGAAATAGAGTAAAGACAGGTGCTTTACTTATTGAGGAAGATTGGTCTTGGACATGGCATGAATTTGATTTGCCTCAGCTAATTAGAAAGACTGTATCAGACCCAGACGAGATGGTACAGACTGATTTTGACCACACAATCTATGAACTAGAAGGTGATGTTCAAGATTTGGCAAAAATTAAAAATTCAGAACTATTAGATAAGAAAGTTGTAAAACGAGAAGTAGAAGCTACTTTAAATCTTACTTCTGAAATGACTATTAGTGATGAATTGGTAATATATTTACGAGATATATTGAATTTAGATGATGATAAAATTAAAGCAATTATAGGAGTTTACAATGATTATTCTACAGAAGTTAGCTTGGGATAACTGTTTCTCCTATGGTAAAGGGAATGAAGTTAACTTAGCAGAGTCTACTTTAACTCAGCTTGTTGGAACAAATGGAGTAGGTAAATCATCTATTCCACTTATTCTTGAAGAAGTATTATTCAACAAGAATAGTAAAAATGTGAAGAAAGCTGATATTGCTAATAGATATGTTAATCAAGGTTATGATATTAGTCTTGACTTCTCTGTTGATGATGACCAATATAATATAACAGTCAATAGACGAGCAACTTTAAAGTGTAAGTTAACAAAAAATGGTGAAGATATAAGTAGTCATACTGCTAGTAATACATATAAAACATTGGGAGAGGTTTTAGGTATTGACTTCAAAACCTTTACCCAGCT